AGCCGCCGCTATACCCGTAGCCAAGGTTACGACCGCTTGGAGAGCCGTGTCGATGAGCATCGGTAGGTTATCCAGGATGCCATTGACAAGAGCCATTACAAGCTGTAACGCGCCTTCAGCAATCTGTGGCAATGCCTCGATTAGTCCTTGTAATAAAGAAAAAATGATTTGCGATGCCGTGTCGATGATTGTCGGTAGGTTTTCGATAAGTGCCTCTGCAAGAGAGCCAACAATCTCTCCGGCAATCTCAAGGAGTTCGGGAATGAACTCCATAATCATATCCAGCACCTTCGGCAATATCTCACCGATGACGTCACTCATCTTGCTGATATCACCGTTGGCATCAAGAATGCCGTTGGTGAACTCGCCAAGAAGCGCATTGCCCTCCGTAGCAAGGTCAGTTAGTACCGGAAGAAGAACTGTGCCGAGCGCGTTCTTTGCGGCAGTTGCACCAACGTTGAGGTATTGGAGTTGGTCATCTAAAGCGCCGTATGCGTTAAGCATATCGTCACTCATAACATAACCCGCCGCTTGTGCTTGCTCGCCAAGCTCATTCATTCGTTCCGCACCCTGCTCAATGAGAGGGTTTAGTTCCTGGGCGGACTTGCCGAGGATTTGCATTGCAAGGGCATCTCGCTCGGTTTCGTTTTCGATTTTACCGAGAGCATCGATGACCTCCCAATACACCGTATCGGAGTCACGAAGAGAGCCATCGGCATTGGTAACCGATACGCCCAATTTGTCGTAGGCTTCAACCGAGAGTTTCGTGCCGTCTTGCACGGCCTTCATACTCTTGATTTGCTTTGCCATCGACTTCGTGAGCGTTTCGGTAGAAACATCCACCAGTTCGGCGGCATACATATACTCTTGCAGTTTGTCAGTTGCGATGCCTGTCTGCGAAGACGTTGTAATAACACCATCCGCATAGGCGGCACCTGCCTTTGACATATCCACAAGTGCTTTTGCACCGGCAATGGCGGCGGCAGATACTGCAGCGAAGGCGGCTGCCATCGTTGCGGCGGCTGCCTTACAAGCCGTACCTAAACCGCTGAATTTTCCGCTTGCGTCATCACTTTGTTCTCCGGCATCTTCGACTGCATCACCGAATTTTTCGGCATCTTTTTCAGCGTCCTCGAAGCCGTTTTCTGCATCGTCAAGTGCTTTATTGTTTGCATCAAGCTCACGCTCCATATTATTTAGAGCCGCTGTTGCATTGTTTAATTGGATCTGCCAAGCTTGGGTTCGCTTGTCGTTTTCACCGAAGGAAGATGATGCGTTTTCAAGGGCAGAACGAAGAGTTTCGATTTTTGCCTTCTGTGCCTCGATCTCCTTGTTGAGCATCTGATTACGGGCAGTGAGTGCTTCGACAGAATTATCATTCTTACCGAACTGCGACTCGACTACCTTCATCTCCGAACCGAGGACTTTGAAGGACTGGTTAATATCGGCCAAGGCTTTCTTGAAATCTTTCTCACCTTCAAGACCGATTCTCATGCCGAAGTTATCCGCCACATCACCACCTCCTTAAATTCCATCGGGGATAATATCGTCAATAAAACGCTCTCGCTTGGGTTTGGCGACACCGTTGTATTGCTTGTGACATTCCCACAAGTCAAGGAGTAAACCAAACGGCGTCAGCCACACTTCATCCTGGGAAAGGTTGAGATGTGCCAAGCCGTAATATAAAAGTCGAGTAAATAACTCTTCGTCACTTACTCGACCGCTGCGTTTTTTGAGTTGTCCTCGCTCTCAATGTTACGCTTGGTGCCCTTGAGCATTGCCTCGGTGATAGCGGATTTGTAGGTTGCCAAATCTGCAGGTGCAGTAAGCAGTTCCACCATATCTTCCGTGAGCAGTTCCTTGGGGTCATCCTTGTGCTTGAGGTTGTGAACCATAATGGTTTGGTTCGCCATCAAGGTGATAAGCCAAACAACCTCACCGATAGCCATCTCGAAGTTTTCACTCTTCATCAGCTTATCTCCGAGGTTTTCAAGACCGCCGTAACGAGCAGCGATTTCTTTAGTAGCCTTGGTGGTCAAGAGCAATGCATACTCTTCACCGCCAATGACAATAGTTGCAGAGCGTTCAGTATTCATACGTTAATCCTCCTTTAGTCCTTTTCAGGGGTTGCGGCAGCCGTGTAGCTGGGTTCGTAAACTTCCTTGTACCAGTTGGTGATAGTTTCTGCGGATACCTTGCTATCACCTTCGGTAACCTCTGCCTTCCAGGGGTGCTTATTTACCGCATCGATTTTGTTACGGCGCATAATCGTGCCTTCAATGGTAGGCGTGCTGAAGGTGATGCTATCGCCCTTGGTAGCAAGAGCAGTAGCGGGAATGCCGAACTTAACACGGTAAAGCCAGAAATAACGGTACTTGCCGTTGGACTTCTTTGCACGGAAACCAACAGCAACGGGAGTGCCGCCATCTTCAGCAGCGGAAATAACAACACCCTTTTCATCGATGGTGGACCCGGTAAGGTCGGATGCCACAGTGCCACCCAAATCATCAACACCCAAGGAAAGAGTACCGGACTTGAATTCCTTCACAATTTCGGCTGCACCGTCATCGGCATAAAGCGTTGCCTCTGCCAATTCCACAGAAAGGTCTGCGGTCATAGCCTTGGCAAGTTGAGTGGGAGTGCCGTAGGTTTCATTACCATCGGCATCCTCGGTAATCTTTGCGTAGAACAATTTATCAAGACCAATCGTAGCCATGATTATTCCTCCATTTCATAGAATTTAGCCACATCCACAGCATAGTGGTAGTAGCCCGTTTCTGTTTCATAACCGATATATCTGCGGTCGGTTATGGTAAAGTCATCAACCAACAGCAATTTTACGAGAGCGTTTTTATCCTTCATATAATTGCCTTGGCAGTAGAGAGATAGCCTTGCCTCTTGCACATCACCGCCGGGAGCGTTGTCTGCGTGGAGTTCAAAGCTATCTGCTATGGGAGTAACCACAATATATTTTTCAGGAGCTTCATCCTTAAAGACTCCCGTTTCAATAGGAATCTTCAAAGGAGAAACCGCCTTTTGTATATCTGCAAGAAGGCTCATAATTTACTGACCTCCTCTTCAAACTTCTTCTGCATAGCAGAAACACAAGCGTCCTTTGAAGAACGCTTTGCTGGTTTCAAAAAAGGTTTTGCAGGCTGACCGTGCTTTCCGTACTCAAGGATGTTAGCAATTTTAGCGTTGCTATCACCATTGGAACGAGGCTCAGCAAAGCCAATCTTTATGTTGTGATTGCCGTCCTTATCCATCCTTACAGAGGTAAGACCGAGGGAACGTTCAAGTTCACCCGTTGAACGAGAGTCGAACTTTGTACCGCTGCCAACCACGGATGACAGATTGCTTTTCACCTTTTGGAGAACGACCTCACCACCGGCTTCCAGTACGCTTTCAGCAACGCTGTCAAATCTGCTGCCCAACTTTGAAATCTGTGTAAGGAATTCTTCGGGCATTTTGAAATCAACCTTTGCCAACGGTCGCCACCACCTTTTTTGCTAAAACTTCGATATACATTCCACGGCCTTTCACGTCCTCAACGGAGGTGATTTCGTATCTACCACCATCGCACACAATAATGCAATCGGTGGTAATCTCAACACCGGGAATGTGGCGAAAGCGGAAAAGGTCGGTTGCCTCACTGAACGCAGCAAGGTTAGCCCAACGCTGTGAGCCGTGCCGACCTTCTCGATACACACGGACAGAAGCGAGGATTTCATCTACTGTTGCAGTGAAACCCTCGCTGTCCTTTACACGCTTTGTTACGATAATATCCGCAAAGTCGTTCATTTTACCGAAACTCATACTCACACCTTCCAATCTCGGTCAAGCCGTAAAAGCATATTAACGGTGTTCCAGACTTGCTGACTTGCTTGAACATTGTCGGCAAAGAAGCCGCCGGTACTACCATCCCTGGATTCGTAAAAGTGTGAGGCAAGCATAATGACCGCTTGTTCAGTAGTATCGGGCATTGGATTGATGTGATAGTATTTTTCGGGTAGATGTTGATAACTTTCGGCATAGGCAACGGCGGCAGAGATGTAACGCTCAATTAGCAAATCATCTGCCGTATGATCTAAAATTAGATTTGCCTTGACGATTGGTAAAAGTCTGCTCATCTCTGCCGCCTCCTAACTTAAGCAGTAGCAGTGCCCTTCATCTGAAGAACCTTGATGGCTTCAGGAAGGATGAGCTTGCCATCGGTACGCTTGGTAGCAAGGAAACCAACCTGTCCGGTCTCTGCATAACGCTCATTGAGACGGCGGAAGGTAATACCCTGGCGGTCACCAATCCAGTAGTAAGAGAAGTCACCGAAGGCAACAGCCTTGGCACCGGCGCCAATTTCGGGAGCGAAGGGAGAATGGTAGATAGGCTTGCCGAGGAGAGTTTCGTGTTCTTTCTCATGGAGAGCCTTCTGCCAGAGGTACTGACCGTTCTGATCCTTGAGCTTACGAATCACACGCATAGTGGAATCATTGACAACCCACACAGCCTTGGTGCGGTAAGGAGCGTCCAAGGAGAAGAAAAGATCAATGAGTTCATCAGCGGTGATGGTAGTTTCGGATGCAGCAGTTACACCAACTTCGGCATCGTTGAGCAAGCCGGTAGGCTTGCCTGCACCGTCACCGGAAAGGAATGCCGCCTCTTCCTTGTTACCAATACGGCGGGCGAACTCTTCCACGAAGTAGTTCTCAAGGTCAAAGGCAGAGTCATTGAGCAACTCTTCGGACACCTTGATAAGAGTACCGACCTTGTGAGCGCCGATGTACTGCTGACCGAAGATGTCATCGCCCTCGGGAATGGGTCCCTCTTCCTCAATCCAGGAAGCGGTACCGCGAGATGTCACAACGGGAATCTTGCTTTGTGCGGTATTGGTCTTAAAGGTATGTGCCAAAGAACGGATTACATTGCGGTCGGAAAGACCCTTAATAAGCTGTTCAACGAAGGTTTCGGGACAGAGATAGCCACCCTCGGAGTCGACCCCGATCTGGAGTGCATTTCTCACCTCGTAAGATACGCTATCGGGTTTGGAACGAGTAACATTCCAGAAAGCCTTGGAATACTCATCGGAAGCACGACCGACCTTGGTGTCAACTTTTGCGGTCGCAGGTTTTTCGGTGATAGGAGCAGATACAGGCTTGGAAAGTTCAGCATCCATAGCCTCCATTCTTTCCATTCGGGCAATTTCAACGCCCATTTTGCCGATGTCATTTTCCATACTGGTGTAGATGGCATCGTCCTCGGCAGAGAGAAATCCATCTTCGTTTCTGTGGGAGTCCAAAAAAGCCTTTGTGGCTTCGATAGCTTTGGCGCGTTTTGCGCGCATTTCGATAATCGTCATTGCGATATCCTCCTTTAATATTTCATAAGATTGAGTCGTTCCATAAGGTCATCTACGGAACGGCCGTGTTTTTCCTCCGGCTTTACCGGGGGTTCGGGCGTTTTGGCTTTTGCCACAGCGGGGGTAATTTTGGCTTTTATCTTTGCAGTGAGCTTGTTGATAAGAGCTTCTTCCACCGCCTTTGTGGAGAATGCATATGCTTCTATCTCATCTGTATCGGTTGCCTTCTTTTCATCGGTAAGGATGTCATCGGCAAAACCAAGTTCGATAGCCTTCTTTGCATTCATCCAGGTTTCGCTGTCCATAAGGTGAGACAGCTTTGCACGGGAGAGATTGGTGCGGATTTCATAGGCGTTGATAATGCTTTCCTTGACTTCGTTGAGCATTTCGATTGCCTTCTGCATATCTGCGTGATCTCCGAATGCTCCGGTCAT